GCATCATTTCGGTTCTTGTGAACTGAATTTGGAAGCTTGCATCTTTGCTCGAGGGTTTAATACCTTTTCCAGTCCGAATTTGGATGTTGTTACCCATTTCGGCTGGTTCGTGCGAGAGGTCTGGTGGAGAAAGAACGAAGGTTTAATCGAGGATGGTCTCTGCGATTGGAGTGCATCGGATTTCAATGTTGAAGATTTCTTCAAATCCGTGCCAGATCCCGGCAAACGAGCTGTCTATAAGCAAGGCTGGGAAATATTTAGACGGGATGGTCGAATCGACCCCCGGATGGAGTTGTTCGTCAAACCAGACGAAGTCCATTATGACGACCTAAAGAATGTCCGTCCCCGGATGATTTTCAACCCAAGCCCTGCAATGAAAGGGGTCGGGTCATTCATAGCTCGTCTTATGATCAGGATGATCAAAATGGTGGAGCCCGGATTCATCAGCGGTTACTCTCTAACTGACTTCGCTAAGAAATTAGCCGGAGAACGTTCGGAGGGTCGATTCTGCCATGATTCGGTCTATAGCTACGATGGTAGTTCCCATGATGCTCATCAGCACCTTCAGCTGATCAGGTATGTCGATCATACCATTGGACCACTCCTCCTGGAGATGCTCTCTCGCCATGTCGATTTCTGCGACGTTTTCAGCGAGATTGAAGTTAAGGCTATCAAAGAAGCCTTGTTCCGCCCGAAGTACCAGTTCAGCACCAAGATAGGTCTGAAAGGGACCATTATGGGTACCGTATTCTCCGGTCATCCTACACTCACGACCTTATTCAACACCTTGAGGACGATTCTTTATAATCGTTTCACAATGTTTTGTTTATATCCTGAGATGTGGGAATCGTCGCGCTATTATGCGGCTGGAGATGATGTGCTCTGTTGGACCCCGAAGAAGGTCGATAAAGCTAAAGTCGTAGCTTTTCTCGGTAATGAAGCTGGTGTCGGAGGCCTGGGTCAAGTGGCCAAAGACTTCTTAGTGGGACCGCTCGAACAGCATACAATGCTGTCGAAGTTATTCGTAGTGGATGGGGATGCAGTAGGCGTGATTCCCATTGCCAATCGGCTCTATAAAGCTGGTGCGTTGATCTCTCTTGAGAGTAAGACCACTCCAGATGAGCAAAGAATGGCGATGTTGTTATGCAATGCTGATCTCCCTCCTGATTTATACGAAATTTTCGGCAAACGATTTGCTGAAGAGATGTCGACGACGAACATCAACTTCGAGGCCGTAGGTAGGTATATCCTTGGTAACTATGGTCTTTTGTCCCGTCTTACCTCTAGTGTTATGGACCCTGAGTTGTGGGGTCTGGCAGAGTTTAAGACAGATAAGAAGTGGGTAGTGTCTGTGGTTAACGGATTACCGGATCGAACTCTGGTAATGCAAAAACACTACCAAGCTAGTCAACAACTCGTGGACCAAGCGAAAGTTGTTCTAGCCGGTCGGAAAGTTACGGGTGACGGCCAACGAAGAGCCGGTGGTATAGAGGAGACGACGCCTTCTACCCATCCATTCGCCAAAATGAATCAATTACAGAAATCAAAGAAGGCGAAAACTAAGAAGACCAAGAACCAACAGCAGCTGGTTATCTACCAACCCCCCGTGTCCGCCGGGAGTCGGGTTGTGGATAAGCCTAAGGTATCATCGATTACCAAAGCGCTCGAGGTTAAAGCGAGACAAGAGACTTACGCCGAAGTAAGCTCAGCAAAGGATTTCAAGATCCGATCTAACGCGAATCTGGAAAATTACGTGAGAACGTTGATGAACCCATTCAATGGGTTCGCTCG